ATAAAACGCCGGGTCCCCGTCCACCACCACCGCCCCCGCCTGTGCCGTTGTTGTCATAAAGCAAAAGTAGAAAGCAGAAAGCAGAAAACAGAAATAAACCGGCCGGCCACTGCCCCATTTCTGCTGTCCCCCTGTGGGGTATTCCCTTGTCCCCAACTCAACGGGGTGAATGCTTTCCAAATTTCTGCTTTGGTTTTCATAGTCCGTTCCGGGCCTTCAAATACGCCTCAATCGTTCCCACCTGCGACACATCCGTGTCTATAATCATTTCAGACACATACGTGTCGTTCTCAAAAGCCGGTGTAAGTTCTGGCTGATAGAGATAAGGGTAGTAACTATAAAGGTTCCCCGTTGCAACTTCTGTCCCATCCAGCCTGAGGCTAGACGAACTCCCGTTAAAAATAGCGGTAATCAAGTGCAGCCCATTGGTTGAATAAACATTGGTGCTGTATAATGACCCGGTGCTTGGGGAGGTCTCCATTGCCACACCTTGCCAACTACCAGGAGGACCATTTTGAAATAGTCGCAGTCTATAAGTTTCGCCCAGCACAATCGAACTATCAAAGAAATACCCATCATTTGTAGTATTCAAGCTCATCACTGTGTAAATAATGAATGGCTGCGCGTTGGATAGGCCATTGTAATTGCCAAGGTTGCCGCGGCCGCTTGCAAACCTCACCGTCGGCACGCCCCAGGTGTTTGTATCATAGAAAATCCCGGACGAAGCAAAGGTCTGGTTGGTAAAAGTATAACCGTGCCCGCTGCTGTCATTCCACTGGTGTATCTCGCTGCCATTAACCGCCAGCGTTATTCCTGCATCGGTAAACTCATTGGTAGAAGATGCCCGCAGCCACAAGAGATAGCACGTTTGCAAAGGATAAACATTCGTGGTGCCTATTTGGTAAACAAATTCCCCCTGTCCACCACCAGAAGACCCGCCTCCGGGATGTTGAATAAATAATGTTGTAACCCACATTCCCGGCGTCCCATTCGTCACCAACCCACCCGTGGCACACTCAAGATTTGTAATCACCGTAAACGTCCTATCCGCCCCCTGCATCACATTCCCCGTCACCGAGACGTAGTTGGTCGTGGAAGCAAAAGCAGAAAGTAGAAATTGGGAAAACAGAAATAAAATCAACCGCACGGCTTTCCCATTTCCGCTGTCCCCCTGTGGAGTATTCCTTTGTCCCCAACTCCACGGGGTGAATGCTTTCAAAATTTCTGCTTTGCCTTTCATGGGTTTACACTCCCCACCACCCCCGTATTCGTCCCCACCGTGGGCAGGCAAAACAGTTGTATCTGCTGCACCTGGCCCCCAAAAATGTTCGTCGGTATCTGGCAATTCGTGTTCACCTGCCACACCCAGCTTATGCCCGCTGGAAATGAGTAAAGCAGATTGCTGCTCGAAAGGTTCCTGAGTACAATCGTCAGACCCTTCGCCCCATTCGTGGGCATTACAATGTTCGTCAGCGCAAACGCCACCGGCGCCGTGCCGGTATAAGTGGAGAACACCTGGTAACTCTGCACCGCGGCATAATCAAACAGCAGGTTCGTCTGTGTCGTCAAAAAAAACTGGCCGCTCGTCATTTCCCCGCTGCCGCTCAGCAGGTTGCTCCCCAGGCCGCTCCCCGCCAGGTACAGAAAAGAACTGCTCCAGAAATTCGCGTTGCTGGCCAGCACACTCGTAAAGTCCAGGTTGGTCGCCTCGTATTGCATCCGCTGCGCCAGCGTCCAGTTATAGTTCGTCACCCCCGGCTCGGCCAGCACCTCCAGATACCAGTCCGGCGGCTGCGCCACGTTCGGGTACTGGCTTATCGGTATGAACGTGTCCGCCCGCAAGGGCAAAACAGAAAGAAGAAAGAAGAAAGCAGAAATAAGCCCTGCCAGCTTCTCCCACATTGCGGGATTCGATGTTCGATGTTCAATGTTCGGTGTTTTCATAATTTCTGCTTTCCTCGGCCCGTGAACCTTCGTTTTAGTTCACCGGGCTGCTTTCTGCTTTGCGTTTAGGCCATTCCCCCGCCCCCTTCTCCCCCTATCCCCACCCCGCCGCCGGGTGGCGGCGGCGCCCCGCCGCCTGCTGCTTCCACCACCGGCCGGTGATGGTGATGATGCCTGCACCCCCACCGCGGCCGTTTCAGCCACACTGGCAGCGCGTCCCACGCCCGCTGTTGCGCCCGCCCCAGCGCCTTCTCTGCCAGCCCGTAATTCACTCCTGCCAGCGCCGCGTCCCCGTCCGCCTTGGCCAATTCCCCCCCCACCATATAAGCCAGGTACGCCTTGAACCGTCTGGGCAGCGTGTACGCCGCCAGATCCGCCGCCGCCACCGCCGTCAGGTCCGGGCACGGCAACTGATACACCGGCCACACACTGTCGCGGTGGCCATCTATCCGCACCACATTGTCCCCCTCGTTGAAATCGAACCACGGCGTTTCGTCCAGCCTATGCGGCTGCCGCTCGTAATAGCCCAGCACATCGCCCAATTCACCCGCCGTGCCCTCGTTCTTGCTGAAAGCGTGGTCCGCCACCGCCACCGCCGCCGCGCTCACCTTCAGCAACTCCGGCCATACCGCTCCCTCCCAAATCGTCTGCAAGTGCGTATCCAGCCAGCCCCGCATCATCACGCCCTCGCTCGGCGGCACCTTGTCCCGCGTCCGGCCGGCGTTCTCCGCCGCCTGGTCCACAATGGCCTGTACCGTCGTGCTAATCATAAGCAAAAGTAGAAAGTAGAAATTGAGAAAGCTGAAATCGGACTCCCATTTCTGCTTTGTTTTTCATTTCTGCTTTTCATAACGCCTCCTCCACCAGCCTGGCCGCCCGCCACAAATCCCACGGCGTCGCCTGATCCTGCGTGCACCGCACCAGCGGCAGCGGGCATTGGCACAGCGCCAGGCAGTGCATCACATACCGGGAACAATACGACTCCTGGTCCCCATCCTGTGCAATGTTGAACTCATAGCGCAACAGGTCGAAGTAGCTATACTTGATCCCCGCCTCGATATTCAGGTCAAACAGCCGTTCCAACTGGCTCTCCATCTGCGGAGTGATCCCCTCCAGTCGGAACGCATGGACGAACGGCCGTTCAAAGTCCGTTAGATTCCGGTCATGCGCGTCCGGCGGCGCCAGCTCATGCACGCTGCCATTGCCCCGCTCAAACCCGGCGTGGACGATATCGCCATGCGAGAACCACGCCACGGCGCCCGCCTGCGGGTCGCCGGGCTGTTTGGTCCAAAGCAGTATTCGCATGATGGTAGCTGCGGCGTCCCGCCGCAGAAAGGTGGCTGCGGCGCCCTCGCCGCAGTTCCCTAATCCTCCCCCTACGCCACCGGCGCGTCGGGTATGGCCGCGTCCAGGCTATCGAGAGCCGCCTGCGTGTTCGCCAGGGCTGTGGTGACTTCCGGGGTCACATCGCCGCCCGCTGCGATTACCGCATTGAGATCGGCGATCGTCTTGGTCAGGGCATCAAACCTGTTGCTCTGTTCCAGTGCGATCTTGCCAATTTGCGTGGTCTCATTGTCCAACGCTGTCTGCAGTTCTTTCTGTGTCATAAGGATACGTTTCTCCATTTCTTCCAAGTCTAGTTTCGTTGCTGGAAAACAGCGTGACTTGAACCGCTGCCACCCAGATGTTTTGTCGCACATAATTTTCGTTGTTGGTAGCTGCGGCGCCCCCGCCGCAGTTCCCGGTAGCTGCGGCGCCCTCGCCGCAGATCCCTCCCCTCTTCTTTACTTCGCCGTAGCCGCCGCCACCGCCGCCTGGCCCACCAGTTGGCCGGCCAGCGTGGCCATGGCCGTTATTGCCGCCGCATCCACGCTCGACTTCTGCACCGTCAACGTCGTGCTCATCACCCCATTCGTGCTGTTCGCCAGCGTAAAGGAGATCCCCTCGCTCGCCCAAAAGAAGCGATGCGTGTTGATGCTCAGCGCGCCATCGGCGCTCCGCGTCCCCGTCACCTGCACGCAGCCCGTCAGCAGCAGCGCCAGTCCCCCTATCACCACCGCCTTGCTTACCCGGCTGAACAGTTCAATGCCCATCAGCACCACGGCAAAGACCACCGGCCACGGTGAGAAAGGTTTCACAATTACGGCGCACACCGCAAACAGCAGTGCCAGCCCGATGATCAGATAATGTATGTTTTGCATGTTTCTCCTTCAGTTTTGTTTTGTTTGGTTCGTAGCGGCGGCGCCCTCGCCGCCGTCCCCCGCCGGTTTGTTTTCCACTGCTGGCTGGGCAAAAGGCGACGGCCCTTCTTTATTAACCCGGTCCACCTCCGCCGCCACATTGTTCACCGTCCTGGCATCAGCGGCGAACAGCGCCGTCAAGCCCTTGCCTACCGCCGAGAGGATGAACCCGGCCAGCGCCACGTACCACATGAGGGCAAGCTGGTCGGAGTCCAGAATGAAGGCCGAATTCGGCGAAAGTTGGCTTGCTTGCGCCAGCACCCCCACCCCAATCAGCGACGTCCCCAGAACTGAAATCGCCCCGCCCAGATTGGTTTGCCAATGTGTCATAAATCAACGTGTTTGTGAGGTGTATCAATATGGAGTTTTAAAACATGCCGGCACTCCACGGCCACGATTGCGGCCAATGTCCGTTCCTCTTTTGGCTTTACCTTGTCTCCCTCCAATAAGTCGCAAAGTTCAAGCAATTTAGTCCAGTCGCCGTAAGTCATCTTTTCATCAACATATTTCTGAAGATACTCATCAAGTTCCGGCGTGTGCGGACTCAAGAGTATTTTGGCGGCGCGTTTGCCCATGATCTCGAAGTAGGTTTCAACCCGCGTCATGCGTTGTGCCAGCGTTGAGTATGCCCAAACGCCCGTCCCCAAAAAGATAATCGCCTGACCAACCAGGAAGATAACAAGCTGTTCATTCATCACGTATTTCGTTTCTCACTTCTGTTTTTGTTGGTCATTTCGGGGTGAATGGTCATTGGTCAATTCCCTGCCGATTTTGAGTAATAATAATTCTGCAAATTCAGCCACCGATACAGCCAGTAACTGTAAATAGGATAGGCATACGGATAATGCGGATCGCCGTTTCCGCCCGTGTACAAGAGTCCGCGGCTGCTCATTACGTTGGTACTCTCAAATGAGCCGTAGGAACTGAAAAAGCTGCATCCGTTTTGGAAGGCTATCGTTCGGATGATGTTGTTCTGGGCCGGAATGGTGGGATCGCTTGCTGCTGGATAGGTGTCGCACAAAACCACGTCGGCGTTCGGCACATACGTCCGGTAAAAGCTGGCCCAGGTTGGGAGATACGTCGTGAGAGTGTTCGTCAAATCAATGTCCTGCCAGAGAATCAGGTCAGGTGACCAAGCCGCATAAATCGGCGCGGTGATGTTCGTGGAAATAGCCACCTCGTCGCTGACGACAGCACTGGCCTCGCCTTGAACCCCAAGCATAAATCCATTCGTGATGGTGCTGTTGTAAATGCCGTAGGACAAAATCCGGTTTGTCCCCCCACTCAAAGAGCACCATTGCCATCCAAACGACTTCGGTCCGGCACTATTTGTCCCACGCCAAACCGCCGCATTAGTTCCAACGCCCAGCGTGTTGATGGTGCCGGAAAAGTCCCCCCAGGCGCCGCCGTTGTTGTTGTTCGTCTGGACTTTGAAAGAGGAACCATTAGTGTAAACCGCATAGCCCAAGATGAGCACGTCCCATGGCATGATGGTATTATATGACAACTGATAGTCTCTTGCCTGATTGGTTCCTCCGATTCCCGTGGTGTAACAATAAAGCGTGTACCACCAGCCGTCTTTGCCCTGTGAAACGCCCGCATTGCCATACTGGGCCACTCCGTTAAATCCCCAGGGCGCAATGCCGCAATTATTGAAAAACCCTGCGAACGGAAACTGGTTCGTCAGATTGTAAATAAACCCGGGAAAGAAAAATGAGGACAGGCCAGTGCCATCCAATTCAATGCGGATGGTTTTCCCCTGGCGCAGTTTGGCGATGGTGTTTGTCCAGCTATACCGGCCAAGGCTGAGACCATCGCCGAGGCAGGCGGCCTTTTCATAAATCCAAGTCCGGTTGTTGAGATTGGTTAGATCGGTGCTGCCAAAAGAAGTGCTCAATGCTAAGTTCGCCGTCCCCGAGTTGGTTGAGTAAGCTGAGTTGCCGCCGCCCCCGGTCCCTCCGCCCGGCCCGCTGCTCACGCCCCCGCCCGCCGTCTGCCCAAAGGCCAGGGCGGAAAACAGAAAGTAGAAAGCGCAAGCAAAAGTAGAAAGTAGAAATTTGGAAAGTTGAAATTGGAGTCCCCATTTCTGCTGTCCCCCTGTGGAGTATTCCCTTGTCCCCAACTCCACGGGGTGAATGCTTTTCCCATTTCTGCTTTTGTTTTGCGTTTCCATAATTTCTGTTTTCTGCTTTAGTCAGGAAGATACCCCTTCATCCAATCGGCCTTGTAGAGCATCACATTGCCTGCGTCCGGCGCGCCCCCGGCTATCGCCAGCGCTGCCGTGCTGTACGCCCCCAGGTAAAGCCCGTTCTTGAACTGGTCCCCGCCGTGCGTGCCCACGGCCACATAACTCGCCGCCAAAATCGGGTAGATCGTCCCCGGGTTTGCGGCTGCCAGCGCTCCTGGCCCCACCGTTTTGTCCAGCACCACCAGGTACACCGTCGCCCCGCCCGTGTTCAGCGCGTAGATGTTCACCACCTTCCGCGGGTGGGCCACCACCTGCACGCCGTTTTCCAGCGCCACGCTCTTATAATGCTCATCCGCCGGGTAACTTATGCTCCAGCCACTCATAATTTTTTGGTAGTAGCGGCGGCGCCCTCGCCGCCGATTGTTTAGTCGCGGCGCCCCCGCCGCCCAACCCCCTTAAAATTGTATATCGCTCCCGCGCCAATCAAACTTGTTGCTCACCACCAGCAGATCCATCCCCAAACTGGCGCTGAACCAGTCCCAGCGGAAGTAACAAGCCCCCTGGAAGTTCGTCCGGTTGAGGATCACGAAATACTCGTTCGTCCCGACGCCTGTTACGGCTATCGCCTGCATCAACGGCGTGTTCGTCGTGCCCAGCACCGCGTCATCGCTCAGGTCAAACCCAAATGTCGCCGTCCCGTTCGTGGTGGAGTTGGTTTGGTACATCATCACCGCCATCGTCAGATCCACGTTCGGCGGTATCCGCACCCAGCCGTTGGCCATCTTGAAATTCGGCTGCCCGGCCAGTGTATTGTTCAGGTAATAACCCGGCGCGCCCGCCAGCAGCGGCAATGTTGCGCCCATCTGCACGTATTGCGTCACCCCCGCCGATCCGGGTGAATAATTGGGTGTAATTATGCTGTTCGTCACATAATTCGTCGCCCAGGTGCCGCTGCTGGAGTACTGATTGGTAAAGATCACCGTGTTTGTGATCGTGCCCAACCCTAGCGGCAGAATCCTGAAATCATTCTGCGCCCGGACCGTCATCCCCGCCAGCAATGCCGCCGCGAGGCCGATAACTGCTAACATTTTTAATTTCATAATTTCTGCTTTCCTTGGCCCGTGAACCTTCGTTTTAGTTCACCGGGCGGTTTTGGTTATTTGTTGACTGGCCTTGACCCGTGAAGTTTTGTTTTTACTTCACGGGTTCCATCCCGTTAAAATTCGCCCCGCTCAAATTCAATTTCTGCTTTCTGCTTTCTGCTGTCCCCCTGTGCAGTAATTCCCTGTCCCCTACTGCACGGGGTGAGCCAATTTCTGCTTTCTGCTTTCTGCTTTCTGCTTTTGGTTCCCATCCCACCACCGTCTTGCCGCTCACCGTTTTCACCCGGCACGCCGGGTTGCTTTTCAGCACCTCCTTCACCACTTCCCGCACCCCGTCCGGCGTTTCCGTCCAATGCGGGTCCAGGTCCGCCCGGTTCATCAGGTGGTAGAACAGATCCTCCGGTATGCTCGCCACCACCCGGCCAAACTCGTAGCCGTCCGCGTCCCGCAGCGGCAGCCGTTCCATGGGCGGCGCGGTCTCATTCCTTTGCAGCGCACTCTTGTTCACCACCAGCCGCGCCTTCTCCGCATCCGCAAAAAATTCCACCAGCGCCCGGGGATCATCCCCCGTCTGCCGGCAAACATCCTCCACCGTCGTTATCACATGCGCCCCCATTGTTGGGAAAAGTAGAAAGTAGAAATTGGGAAATCAGAAATATTTCTGCCCCCTGCTTTCTACTTTCTGCTTGTTACTTCGCCGGCGATTCCGGCCGCGGCGCAAAACCTTGCGGCGGGTAATCCACGGCCTTGTGGCCTGAGGCCACCCATTCCGCGAGTGTCGGCCCGTCCTGGCGCAGCGCAAACGGCTGCTCTCCGCGTAGAGCCTCCGGCGGGTAATCCACGGCCTTGTGGCCTGAGGCCTCCCACTCCGCGAGTGTCGGCCTGTCCGTTGCCGGACCGGGGTAATCCTCGGCCTTATTCCCCCTGGCCAGCCACTCGTTGAGCGTCGGCCGGTCCTGGCGCAACTGCGGCGGATCCACTTTCACCAGGTCCAGTTGCTCCGCGCCATGGGCGTAATGGAACTTCCATTGCCGGCCCTTGTCATCCTTCACCGTCACGGACTCGGGCCTTAGGCTGAGCACCGTCACCGTTATGTTGCGCGGTATTTTGCCGGTTTCATCCGGCCCCTTCACCACCAGCTTTTGTCCTACCGTTAATTCATTGTATTTGATCATAACTTTTTACTTTCATTGTAGCGTCGAGCCTGCGGCTCGATTCTTTTGTTTGAAACTTGGCGGCGGCCAACCCCAGCCACCGCCAAGCCACCCTAAACAACAACTCACTAACCACACGCTCTCTAACCGATTAGGTCAGCGCGTGAAAACCAAACCCCATCGGGTTCAGCACCACCGGGCCGCCATACGTCCGCAGCAGCTTCGTCACGCCGCCGCCGTCGTGTCCCAGCTCGTCGGTTTCAAACCCCACTCCAAACCGCAGCGCCAGCTTCTCCTGGCTGATAATCAGCCCGTAATTCGGCTTGCTGATGAATACCCGGTTCGCCCGCACCGCCGTCGCCGCGCCGTTCACGTCCGTGGCCGTCGTGCCAATAAAGTCCGTGTCCTTTATCAGCAGCGTCCCGTAATCGCTGTACACCACGTCAATCCGCGCGCCCAGTTTCTCGTCTTTCATCTCCTGGGTGAACGTGTTGAGCTGGCCGGCCACCGCCCCCGCCGCGCCCTGGAGGGCCATCGGCTTGATCAATCCCGTCACCGCCTGGCGCAGGCCCAGTCCGCACAGGTACCAGTAAGTGCCGTTGCGCTGCGTCGCCTGGCGCAGTGCCAGCAGCGCGTTTTGCAGCAAGGTCTGGCTGAACGTGTCCGCCAGTGTGCCCGCCGCGCACGCCCCCGCCGGCGCGTAATGCAGATCGCTGGGCACGCCCAGCACCGCCGCGTTCGGGTTCGCGTAGCTGTTGTTGTGGTCAATCAGGCTCTTGATCCCGGCGCAAATGCCGCCGTTCGCCCCGCCCTGGTCCACGTTGAACGTCTGGTCAAAGCTGGCCATCGCGCACTCAATGGATTGCTTGAGCATCACCATTGCCCGCACGCTGCCCGTTTTGCGGAAGCCCCGGCCCGTTCCCGGCATTATCGGCACCTTCTCCGCGATCCAGCCCGAGCCATAGCCCTGCCGGAACGCCTGGCCGCCGTTGCCCACCTTGCGCCGGTTCGCCACCACATCCATCACCTCCGTCGCCACCTGCAGCGGATAACTGTCGCCGCTGCCCAATGCTCCTTGGGGTGGATTCCAACTATCCACCTCGTGCCAAAACTCCGTGTTCCCCAGCTCCTTCTCGCGCCGCGCCATCGTAAAGAGCGGCGTGCTGGCCGGATCGTACATATCCAGCACATCCAGCATGTCCTCAAAGGGCAGGTCCCTATAAGCCGAACTGGCCGACCTCAGCCCCGGTTCTGTCGTCAATGCCATAAATCTTTCTTTCCGTTTGGCCCGTGAAGTTCTCGGCCCGTGAACCTTCGTTTTAGTTCACCGGGTTTACTTCACCGGGCTATGTTTTGCCGTTGGGCAAAACAACTGAACCTTCAACTCCCCATTTCTGCTGTCCCCCTGTGGAGTATTCCCTTGTCCCCAACTCCACGGGGTGAATGCTTTCCCAATTTCTGCTTTTCCCTACATCCCCACCGCTTCCAGCACCTTGGCCAGGTCCTCGTCGCTCCTGCTTTTGGCGTACCTCTCCTTCGCCGCTTTCAAGCCCGTCAAACCCGTTGGCCGCGGTGCGCTGTGTCCCAGTTGCGGTAACGCCCCGCGCCGTGGTAGTGTAGTGGCGGCGGCGCCCCCGCCGCCTTTCGTAGCAGTAGCCGCGGCGCCCCCGCCGCCGTTCCGCGCCTGCGCTTCCAGCAGCGGACCCAGCACGCGATGCCCTATCACCGCCGCCGCGCTCCAGTAATCACCCCCGGCCAGACTCTGCATCAGCGGCATCCGGCGGAATTGCTGGTACAGCGCGTGCTGCTCGCTTTCCTCGTCCGCCAGAAACGGCGCCGCTTTGGCCACTTCCGGCCTCGCCAGAAACTTGCCAAAGTTCGTCCGCGCTCCGTTCACCGCCTTGGCCCTTTCGCGCTGCGTCGGTATCTGCCGCAGCCGTTCCTTGATCCGTTGCCGGCTAGAGCGCAATTCCCGGCCCATTCGTGCCGCCGTCCAATCCGGCTGCCCGCTGGCGTCCTTGAAATCCGCGCCCAATCCGCGCAACACTTCCGCCACGCCATCCGCATCCGTGCCCAGTTGCGCAATCAGATCCTCCGTCTGGTCCAGCCCCTGCTGGTTGGCCGTTTCCAGGTCCGCCAGCTTGCGCTCGTCAAATATCAGCGCCGCATCCGTCGTTGGTGCCGCTCCATTCCTGTCGGGGCTGTTGCGCAGCTCCTCAATCTGCTGCTGCTGCTTTTCCAGCGCCCCCAGCAATTTCCCAATCCGCTTTTCCAGATTCTTCGTCGCCGGGTTCGTAGCGGTAGCGGCGGCGCCCTCGCCGCCGGGTGCAGTTTCTTCCGTGGCCGCGGCGCCCTCGCCGCCTTCCGTTGTAGTCGCGGCGCCCTCGCCGCCGGCCTCTTCAGTGGTAGCCGCGGCGCCCTCGCCGCGTTCCGTTTCTAAAAGTTCAGTTGTTTCGCCCGTCTCGATTTTCGGGACCGGCGGTTGTTTCGTTTTGTCAGGCTCGCCCGTTAGCAACTGGTCGAGTCTGGTTTCGAGGCTGGGAGATGGTTCGGCGGTTTCAGTCGCTGGCCCCGGTGCGGCTGGGGCTTCCGCGCGCCCCTTTGGTAGTGCAATGGCTGGCATAGGTTTGTTAATTGGCCCTTTCCCTAGCGGGCCACGGTTTGTTTCGTTTTCGGTTGACGGTATCCGCTCCGTCTCACGTGCCCCCATTCTGCGCTCCTTTGAAATCCTGCCAATATGCAGAAAGGCCTATGCCATTTGGCATAGGCCAGTGTGTTGGAGTTCAGCTTGTGCCCCTCCTACATCACGGTTTTCTAATTAAAATTTCCCGCTCTTTCCTCTTCCACGACCTTCTGCTTTCAAAACTCCAAAACGTCGCCTCGCGCACGATCCGTTCATCATCAATCACCACGATCCGGCGCACGATCCTGCTGGGGAACTGTTCTGCCGTAAGCCGGGCGAGCCGGTCCCGTTCGGCGCGATCCTTCGCCCAGCGCGCCCGGGCCATACGTCGGCCACGTTCGCTGCGGGCTTTCTGTAACCGCCTCTGGAATGGCCCTTTCCAATCGCTATGCATCTGTCCAGTTCAGGTTATCTGCTTGTTAGGTGCTATCGAAGTGTCGGCACTGCCGACGGTTCGTTTCTGGAGGTTTTCAAGGACCGCTTGGAGTATTTGCAGTTCACGGCGGCATTTGATTGTGATTCGTCCGTGACGGTCAGACTGATCGAGTCGCACCGCCTTCGAGTCGTGACATCCGGCAGCGCGCCATGATGCGTCAGTTCCCTCACGCCATGTTTTGTAAGAGTCGTCTCGAAACTTCACCTCTTTTTCGACTTCGGCGATTTTGGTTTTGATGTATTCGGCGCACGCACCTAACCCGTCGTCGCAGCCAACAGCCACTGCCGCATCAGTTTTCGGACGCTGGCAGAGAGTCTGATCAGATTCTGATTGGATTCCGTTCGTTTTCATTCGACGTGGCTGTTGCTGGACTTTTCGTTCGGCGGCACGAGTCCGCGCTCAATTAAAGAGTCCATGATTTCTTTTGACGCAATCTTCCATCCGTGGCGCATTAGCACTCCGGCAGCGGCTGTCGTATTCTGGTCGCCTATTTTCTTGCGAAGCATTTTTCCAATTTCGTCCACGTCATTTGTCCACACGGCTTCCGGCCACGGACATTGTGGCCACCAAACCTGTGCCGCCGAACAAGTCCTTGGAGCGCAATCGGCACTAGCCCTTGACTTCATCGCGTCCAACTGGTCATTGTCGTATATTCGCATTTTCTTCATTTTATTCCTTTCGACCGTGCCGATGGCTCAAGTCCATCGTTCGGCATACCGGGCGGACGACCCACTACCACTTTGATGTCGGACATTTTCACACGCTCGACTCGCTCACCGCATTTCTTGCATCGCGCCCATTTCTTGCTCGTGACTCGCGTTCCGAAGCCGCACTTGGGACACATCGCGCCGCTCGCCATTAGCAGTCCGAAGACGAGGGTGATTCCATCTTTGTGCGCCAAAGGCCGGTATGCCGAACCAGTCGCTGATGCCAACGCCTTTACGCCAGCAGGTTTTGAAGTCTCGGTAGTGCCGAGGGTTCGATTTTGTTTCATATTTTTACTTGGTTTGACGGCGCGGCATAGCTCCATCGTTATGCCTCTTGAACACCGTCACCACGCGGAAGCGATGGTTGGTGCTTTTGACCATCCCGATGACGGCCTCGATTGCGAATTGGTCTTTCCGGTACATCGGAAGCACTTGGTCAAGCCAGACGACGTGACAGCCGGGCGTGAGGCGTGCGCCCAGCGCGGCCATGACCTTGTTCCGCTTCACCATCGTCGTTTGGTATCGCTCGCAGTCCTCGACACTGTACGGCGGGTCAGCCATCACGAGGTCGTATTCTTCCAGCGGCACACGCGCCAGAGTTTGCGCGTCGTCCACGTAGTCGGGCGCGAGTTCGGGATTCACGTCCACCGTGTCACCCGGCATCACGGATTTATCCACGCGCCCAGAGAACAGATGCAGCACGCGCTGCTTGTCAGGAAACAGCGCCTTGACGCGCCGGAGGTAGCCAGCCGGGTAGCCGCCATAGTATTCCGACTTCACTCGGTAGTCGTTGCCCATTATCCACGTCCCCACGATTCGCCCATCACCGCTGATAAAGAGAGATTCAGGGAAGCCGGTGACGCGATGATAGTTCTCCACACGCTCCGAAAGAGGCATAACAAATTGCGTCAGCGAACCGCCGTTGGGCGTATCAGTTGAAATCGTGGCGTTCATGGTCGGCGGTCGCTGCGCTCGCTGTTCGGCATCTGGGTCTCCAGGAAAGCGACGGTTGCGTCGGCGTTTCGCCGCGCCCCTCGGTTGCGCGGCGTGCTGGCTATTTGGCGCAGTGTCGTCATTGCCACGCCCAAAGCAGACCGAAGCTGATAGACTTCACGCGGCGTCCAGTCCACACCACGGCACCCGCATTCATCGGCGTTGTGGGCAGCGCATTGGCACCCGATGCCCGGAACATATTCGGATGCCGAACAAGTCGCTGCTCCTTCAGTTTTCGATTGGTTATTTGGCATTTTTATCCTTGTTGGTTGTCGGCGGCTGTCGGTGAGCCGCACTGTTCGCCTTCCGCCGCTCGCCCCCGCTGCGCTGGGGGGCGTCTGGCGTTGGAACCATCCGACCGTGATCGTCCACTTGCATTTTGCCGGCGTCTTGTAAAATTGAAAACATGTGGGCATCTATGCGGCCCACATCGCACCAGAACCGACCTCGTAAATGTAAAATCACCACATCTTCAAGCGTGCTCTTATTTGGGTGTGCGGCTGCCATTCCCGCGAGCGTGAAGATTTCTTCCGCATATTCCGGGTCATCGTGTAGGGCCGCTGTGGCGTAGGCTCCAAGCGCCGGGGCTGCATATTTGTCTTTGAGCCTGATGACAAAGAAATCGGTTTCCGGTGTTCCGCCGAAGTCCAGCAGTCCGGCGTCCTTGAGTTTTTGGGCGCACTCTTGCATTTCGGGCGTGAATGGTTGTGCTTGACGCCGCAGCTTCAGTAGAGCGTATTTGCCGCGTCCTTCGGGATTGATGTTTCTATCGAGTTTCATGGTCGTGCTTAACAATTCGCCGAAGCCAACAGCGAGTGTTCCTGCTGGTTTCGAGCTTGGTTATTATTTTTACGGTTCATTTTGTTTCGGAGCGTTGCCGCCACTCGCTGCGGCTTGGCTCAATCGTTCGGCGGCAGTTGCGAGTAGCGCTTCACGAAGTCCTCATGCGGGATTTGCTTCGAGTAGTCATACCAGTGTCCACCGTATCGTTCTTGCCACGCGACCATGACATGCGTGAGCCGGTATCGCCGCCAGAGGTTTGTGTTGTTCGCCGAACCATGCGCTGCACGAGAATCGCCCTTGCGCTGGGCGGTTCGTGGGGTCTTAGCTTCGGCTGGCCGTTTCGATTTTCGAGAGTTTGTTTTCATTTTTACGGGCGATCTGTGAGCTTACTGTTCGTCATACGTCACCCTGTCGGCACCAGCCCCGCTGCGCAAGCCACCCTCACCGCCTGCGTGTCCGCCTGGATGTCCAGCCGCCGATAAATGTTTTCGATGTGCGTCTTCAGCGTTCCCTGGCTTATTCCCAATTCCCCGGCAATCACCTTGCGCGGTTTGCACGCGGCTATCTTCACCAGCACCTGCCGCTGCCGCGGTGTCAAATGCCCCACCGCTTTGCGGCAATCCGTCCTGGTATAAGCCCCAGTCATAAGCAAAAGCAGAGAGTGGAAATTAGAAAGTAGAAATAAAAAGCCGCTCTTCTGCGCCCATTTCCGCTTTCCCAATTTCTGTTTTCTGCTTTATTTTTCATTTCTGCTTTTCCGCTTGCCGCGCCCGCCGCGCCATTTCCGCTTTCAGCCGGGTCCGCGTGCTTTCCACCTGCTGCACAAACTCCAGCACCCCAGCGGCGCGGTCGCAAAAACGGGCCCGCTCCTCTCCGCGCGCGCCCAGCCCCGCCGCCGTGTTGTTTTCAAACACCACAAACGCGTGATCCATTAGCGCCCGATACATCGGGTCCCCCTCCGGCGTCTGCGCCAGCGTGCGGTCGTTTCCCTCCAGGTCCGGCAACGGCCGCTCGGGGAGCGCCGTAGCGGCGGCGCCCTCGCCGCCGTTCCCTGCTGTACGCCCCAGAAATATCCGCGCCGCTCCTTCGCACATCTTCGCCCACGTTGTCTTTTGTTTTTGACTCATAATAGTTCCTTTTGCTTTTGCGGTGGCCACGGATTTTGCTCCAGCCACCAATCCTCAATTTCCACCTCGTGCGTGGCGGCGGCGACCCCGCCGCCGTCGGCTGCAGTTGCCCGCGGCGCCGGCCATTTCATCGTCCGCCGGCACACGCTCCGTGGTATCCACAACCGGCTGCCGGCGTCGTTCTCATACAGCCGCGCCAGCCCGCTCCTCGCCTGCCGCACAAATTTTAATCTCAGCTCCATTTCAGTTTTTGTTTGCTACTGACTACTCACTACTGACTGCCCTGGCCAACATCCGCCACCCCCAGCCGCCCCTGCATCTTGCTCAGCACCGTTTCCTGGTAGCTGTGCTGCAGATTTTCCATGTACGTCTGCCAGTTCTTTGCGTGCGCCTCGCTGTATCCCGGCCCGCCCTTCGTCAGCAGCGCCGAGAACTGCGGGTTGCCCTGCACCACCTGCTGCGCAAACATCATCTTCATCCGCGCCGTCGGGTCCTTCTCCGTCAGCAGCGGCTTGTTCCCCAGCATGATGTTGTTCACCTCCTCGCGCGTGTCCTTGAACACCTTCTGCTTCGCCCCCGCCTGGTCCAGCGTCACCTCCTCCGCCAGCGTCGGGTCCAGATAATTCAGCATCAGGTTCACCAACTTGCTATGGTCCACCACGCCTCCCGTGTCCGTCTGCAAAATCTCCATCACCTGCTTGAACAGCATCTGCAGCCAGTCCGCGTCCATCGTCCGTACGTCAAACCACAGCGTCACCCGATGTTTCGCAATCAATTCCGCCGTCAGCAGCGGCTCACGCCCTATCACCGCCGTCAATTCCTCCCGGTCCATGTTCTGATACGCCAGCACCGTCAGTTGCCACAGCGCCTCGCCCCACTTCGCCAGCCATCGTGTCACGTACCGTTGCAATCGCGCCTGGCTCCGCGCCGGCACGCTGTCCACCCGCGGCAGCCCGTAGTAATCCTCCCCCTCCTTCTTTATTATTTCGTACAGCTTGAACGCCACGTCCGGTTTCGCGCCCGCCGTGAGATTCAGCGGCGTGTACGCGCCGCCCCCCGTCACGTCGTTTATTATCGCAAACGGTCCGAACTCCGGCGGCAGTTTGCTCGCCTGCGTCCCCTTCTTCACCAGCGGCGGAGTGTTGCTCAACTGGCTGTTTATAAACAGCATGTCGCGCTGCTGTTTTATTTCCACCTGCTGCGTGTTCACCACGTCGGGCACCCCGCGGCTGTCCCCCGGCCGCCACCCCGTCACCTCCAGCAGCAGATGTATGAACGGACTATGCTTGTGTCCCAGGTCCAGCAACCAGTGTTTGCCGTAAGCCTTCGCCAACTTGCTCCTGCCCTTGCCGCCTACCTCCGTTATCTGCCGGCTGAACACCGTGCAGAATATCCCCGGCGCCCCCTCCTCATTCGTTGCCCAGTTGAAACTGTAAATCAGTTCGATCAGATTCTGGTTTTCATCCGCTTGGTCTTCCACCGTCGTTTCGCTCGGGGTCGCCTTGCCTTTGGTCAACTTTACCGCCGCCACAAAGTCCGGGTTGTCCCACTGCTCCGCCGCCGCCCGCTCGTCCACCGCCCATTCCGGCAGCATCACGCGCACAAACCCCAGCCGCCCGTATTTCGGATTCGCCGTCGCCTCAATCGGCATCACAAAATGATACCACGGGCACAGCACCGCCAGCTCCGGGCCTATGCTGCTTTCCTCCGTCGTCTGCCATTCCGCCTCCCCCTTTTCCCGCAAATCCCGCACCACCCGCCGCGCCTCCTGCTTGTCAAAATCCGGCGCGAACATCCGCAGCAATTCCATCGCCGCCTCCTCCTGTGCCGGGTCCATGATCATCTCCACCGCGTTCGCCAGTAGCGGCGTGGGCGTGGCGGCGGCGCCCTCGCCGCCGTCGGGTGAAGGTGGCCGCGGCGCCCCGCCGCCTGCCCGTTGTGCCATTTGCGCAATCTGCTCCATCGTTATCTTCTGCATCCGTATCTGCGCGTCCCGCCGCCAGGTCGGATGCAATATCGCCCACCCCACCATGCACATGATTTGCGCCGCCCGTTCCACGTCATCTATCAGCGCCTCCTGCAGCGGCCCATGCGTCAGCCAGCTTATCACCGTCCGCAGCTCCGCCGCCTGCGCCACGTTCAGCGCCCGCGCCGTCGTCGGGCTTGTCTTCATCCGCGCGTTCCAAAACGCCGTGTAAAACACATCCACCAGGCTGTTGATGATGTCGTCCGCGTGAAAGATCCTCGTGTCCGGCGCGCCGTTATAAGGCAACGGTCCCCCCTCCATCCCTTGCGCTTCGTAAATGTCGGCGTGTTTCAACCCATCCGGGCTTTGCGCCGCCCAGCGCGAGTACCGCACATTCTCCACCTTCGCCAGGCGGTTGTCCGCGTCCGGGTCCTGGCTCCACGCCAGGTCGTATTCTTTTATCAGCGCCTCAATATTCGGCTCCTGCGTTGCCCGCGCCAGTTCATCCGGCGCTCCCGGCCCCGTTCTGCTCACCGTCTCATCCGTCTTTTCATTTGCCATAATTTTCCTTTCGTCATAGCCGCGTCCCGTCAGAGCGCGGCAAATCCAGATTTTCCAAAATCTCTTCGCGGGCGACCTTCACGGCGCCGTCCTGAATCACACACCCAAAAATCAACTTGAGCAAATCCCACCAGGACAGGTGGCAATGGTCACAAGCAAAAGCTGAATTTTGAAATTTCATCGCTCCTCCGGCGGCAGGGCCTTCAGCCCCACAAACTCAAACACCTCCGCCTCGCTTTTCATCGCGTGCAACTCCACCGGCCCGTCCTTTGATGCAAACCCAGGACTGTACGGATGCCACTGCCACCCGCGCGCCAGCGCCGCCTTGCAGATCGCCACGTTGCTTTCCTTCGGCCCGGTCCGGCACACGAGGTAATTCCACCAGTTCGCCTTCGTCGCCTCAAAAAAATCCACCGGGATCCCCGTCGGCACGTGTGTCGCCAGCTTGATGCGTCCCCCCCATGTTTTGCGCCCCAGACTGTTCAACCGCGGCACGAGCATCTTCTGCCGCGCCATCTGGTCCAGCCAGTCGTCCACCGCGTTTACCGGCGTGCCAAACATTTCGTCCGGCAGCCGCCGCGAACCAATCACCGGCACGTACAAAATTTCAATGTCGCCCACCAGCGCCTTGCGCCGGCGCACGCTTCCGGCCGCGCACAGGTAGCCCGCGCCGCACAGCGCCTCCATCGCGCCGGTGATTTCCGCCGCCACCCCCGCCGCCTCCGGCCACGGATATTTTGTTTTCTCAGTTCCCATAAATTTCTGCTTTCTACTGTCCCCCTGTGCAGTAATTCCCTGTCCCCTACTGCACGGGGTGAACCAATTTCTGCTTTTTACCTCGCTCCCCAGCCCCGGCCGCCCACGACCTCCGGGATTCCTGGATCCATGAAATACGCCGGCACATCAAAGTCATACCGCGTCGCGTCACAGCCGTCTTTTGCCGGATGGTCCGGCGTCCCGTCCCACATCTGCCAGCAGCGCAGCGTGTTCTTGCAGCGGTCGCTTATGTACAAGTGCGGCTCGTTCTCCGGCGTCAATCCGTGCGGCAGAAACTTCCCCAACGCCACATTCGCCTCCGCCTGTTCCGCGTTGTACGCCAGCAAATCCTTTATCTTGTCAATGTCCAGCTTCACCGTCTGCCGTATCTGTGCCGGCAAAAACTGCATCGGCGCGTAATCCATCTCCGCCGGCTGCGCCCGGTCTTCCTGGCTGAACAATTCAAACAACGTCACCGCCCCCTCCTGCGCCGCCGCCGCCGTCGCAAACGCCCGCGGGTCACCCTTGCGCCAGATCGGCGTCTGCCCGTGCTCGCGCTCGCGCTCCCGGAATTTCTTCTTGTAATCCCGTATCCCCAGCTTCGCAAACAGCCGTTGCCCTTCCCCCGCCTTTCCGTCTATCGTCACCCACTCGCCCTCCTCCATCCTCGGAAACTCGTCAATGATGTACTGCCGCTGCAGTCGGTCCACGCCCTTCCATTGCGCGAAGTAACTCCGCGCCGTCACCGGGTCCGCCGCCATGTACGTCGTCAGCTCGCCCGCCTTCAGCATCTTCTCTATCCGCTCGTGCGGTATCACGTGCACCGTCGGGTCCAGGTTCGCCAGCTGGCAGCCCGTCGTTTTCTCCGTCCAACCAAACAGCCGCACCAGCGCCTCCTCCCGCCCCTTGCCCGTGCACGCCATGAACAAGTCCGGCACCGCCGGGTTGGCCACGTTGCGCGGCAGAAACGGGTTCCAATGCGTCCACGTAAAAATCACCCCATGCTCATGGTTCAGCGGCTGCATGATAAACGGCATGTGCCCCGGCGGGCACCCCTTCACGTAGCTCTCCGTCAGCTTCAGTTCCGGCAGCACTATCGCCGGGTTCACTCCCCCCTCTTTGCCGTGGAACCAGTCCCACTGCATCGGCAGACTCTTGAGCACCCGCGCCCCCTCCAGCGCCCGCGCGCACACCAGCGTAAATCCCTCCAGGCTCGTGAACGTCAGCAGCACAATCCCCGCGCGTTTCCGCGCGCGATAAATCAGCGTGTCCACCAGCGCTATCGGCGCCGGCTCGTCGAACCACACAAAGTCATATTCCGGCCCCTCAAAACTGTTCGGGTCCCGCATGTACTGCGCCACCGTCTTGAAACTGCACTCGCTCTGGTTGGGCAGCATGAAATTCAACTCCGTAAATCCGCCGATCGGCGTGTAGTTTATCTTGATCACCTTGTGCCGCGCCTTCTTCGCCTGCATGTTCCACGCCCGCGCGTGCGTCGGCAGGTATTTGTACACGCTCCGCTGCTGATAATGAATGCTCGCGTCCTCGTTCGTCGCCACGCACAGCACCCGCCGGCCCCGTTCCGCCGTCAAAATCTCCGCCGTAAACTTCCCGCCCATCTCCGTCTTGCCGCTCCCGTTCGCCCCCAGGTTAAAAATCACCTTCTTCTGCTTCATCAAATGCCGGGCCTCGGCCCAGCACGGCAAATCCGGCGCATGGTTCAGCGGATCCTCCGCCGCCTGCCGCACCATCTCCTCGTGCCGCTCCCAATAATTCAGCACGTTGCTGTAGCCATCACTCTGCGTCCGCGCAAAATCCAGTTGCCGCGCCGTCAGTGGCGGGCAAACCCGGTCCACCAGCGGATGCCGCGTCCACTGTAGCGGCGGCGCCCCGCCGCCGGGTTGCCCGCCGTTCGTAGCGGCGGCGCCCCCGCCGCCGGGTTGCCCGCCGTTCGTAGCGGCGGCGCCCCCGCCGCCGGGTTGCCCGCCGTTCGTAGCGGCGGCGCCCCCGCCGCCGGGTTGGAGTTCACGCTTCATTCCCCGCCTTTCGGCGCCGGCACCCCGCACGCGCGCCGTTCCAATTCCTGCGCCGCGCAGCCCAACCACCGCGCCAGGTCCAGCAGCTCCTTTGCTTTTTCTGGTGGCGGCAGTTCGCCGCCCAGTCCCAGCGCCGCCGTCAGCACCACCGCCCGGTCCGCCGCGGCCAGGGCGTCTGTCATCATTTGTTCCGCCATGCTCATTTCTGCTCTCTACTTTCCAAATTTCTGCTTTGCCTTTCCCCCGGCACATCCTCGTCTCGTATCGCCGGCTCCGGCTCCTGCAAATAACACTTCGGTTTCTCCCCCGGATACTCATGGAACTGCAGCGCCGGCTTGCAAAAATACAGCCAGCGGCTCGCGTTTTGCTGGCTGCCCGGCCAGCGCTGTTTGCTCAATATAAACTTCGCGTCCCATACCTTGAACAGCCCGTCCATTTCCTTCCTCGTCTCGTCCGCCCCGTTCGGATAAATCGTCAGCTTCTCCTGCAACTCCGCCAGCTTCTCCGCCTTCTTTTCGTTGCGCAACATGCCGCACACGTTGTTCGCGTTGTCCGTCCATTGCTTGCTCCCTCGCACCCGGTCCTTCGCCCGGCTGTCACCGCCCTTGTTCTCGTGCACCACCAGAAAAGTGTGCGTCCCCGTCTTCACGCAGAAATCCGCAAACTGCGCCGCCGCCAGGCCCTGCGTCGCGTAGTCGTCATCCGCAATCCCTATCCGCATCACGCTGTCCACCACAAACACCTCGCCCCCCAGATGCTCGCGCGCGTAACGGAACGTGTTCAGCAGCTCCCGCCAGTCCGTTATCCCCATGAAATTGTAGATTAAAAACCGTTCGTTCAACCACGCCAGCGCGTGACGCGTTTTCCGCTCGTTCTCCGGGTTGCGTTCCAGGTGGCCCTCGCCCAACAGTTGCCGCGCCATGATCCACAGCGTTATTTCCGGCGGCACCTCCATGCTCGCCAGCACCACCCGTTTCCGTGGCGGCGGCGCCCCGCCGCCGTTCGTAGCCGTAGCCGCGGCGCCCCCGCCGCCGGCCGTGTCAAATTGCTTCGCGCACTCAATGCAGATCTGGCCCAGCATCGAACTCTTCCCACTTCCGTTGTCTCCCGTGAACAGCGTGCATTCCGCCGGCCGTATCCGCAGCGGAAAACCAAACGGCAGCGCATATCCGTAAGTGTCCTCCTTGCGTTCAAACCACGCGTTGAAATAAGCGTCCGCAAAATCCGCCGGCGCGCACAGGTATTTGGGACTCGCCGTTCCCCGCTCCGTCAGCTTCTTCCACGTCAGAAAATTCTGGTCCACCTGCGCAAAGAACGCCTCGCTTGGCGCGCCCCCAAACTCCATCAGCAGACTGCTCTCCAGCACGTTCTTCTGTATCAGTTTCCGCGCCACAAACTTTTCCCAAACTATGTCCGCCCAATACGGCCAGTTCGCCGCGCTCGGCACGGCCCCCATGCACTCGCCCAAATACGCGCCGCCGCCCACCTGTTCCAGTTGATTGCGCGTTGTCAGTTCTGCCGCCACCGTGATCTCGTCCACCGGATTATTTTTGCTGTGCAGATACACGCACGCCGTCCAGATGGACTGCCGGCGCAGATCGTAAAACACCTCTTCATTCCCAAACCTCTCCATCAATGCCGGCAGGACTGCCGGCGCGGCCAGCAACACGCATCCAATCAGCGCCGCCTCCGCCGCCACATTATGCGGCGGCAGCCGCATTTCTCCCTCTCCTGGGGGAGAGGGCGGACGTTTCCTCTTCAAACTCCCACCTGTCCCCGCCTGCTCTGAAACTGATTCAATCATATTTCAAAATGGCATTTTGTCCGTCCGCTCAATTCTGGCCGCCGTCGCCACAAACCGATGGCCGTTATCATCTTTTTTACGCTGCCCCAAATTGCACGCGCCGCAAAGCAGTCGCAGTTCCTTGGCCTCAGCTTCGCGCCTGTATCGCGCCAGCCGTGCAGAAAAACTCAGTTCACTCACCACATAATCCCGCCCGTTCACATGGTCAAACTCCAGCTTGTCCGGGTCGTCTTCCGAGCATAGCTCGCACTTGCCGCCCAGCAGTTCCATCAACTCCCGCTTCAACCGTTGCGCGTAAATGGTCTGCCGGCAGGCCATTTATTCCATCCTCTCAGTGGCCGCGGCGCCCCGCCGCGCTTTTGTATCTTCGTCCTCTTTCATAAAATCACAGCCGTTTTACTCCATCCCTTCCAGCCGCGCGAACAGCCGCGCCTCTTCCGCGTCGTCTTTCAGGTGTCGCGCCACCCGCAAAGCCTCCCGCAATTCCGACTTGCCCATGCTGCCGTTGCCGCCCGGCGCGTTTTTTTTCAAATCGCCCAGCGCCTGCGTCCGGCCGCCTCGAAAATCGTTCTCGAAATCCAGCTTGAAAATCTTGCGCCACCGCTCCCACGCAAATTTCTGGTATCCCAGCTTCCCCGCGTACCAACCGCGGCACCAGGTTTCAGGCATCATCGCCGGCGCGCCGATCGCCAGGTTGCCCGGGTACGCCTTCCCCTCCGTCAAGACCTCTTCCTCTGAAGGAATCTCCGCGTAAGCGGACGCCACCGCCTCTGGTGGCGGTTCTCCCCTGACGGTTCCTGATGGATTGGGTGACATTGGCGACACGTCCATGTCACCCTGACTTAATGTCATCCCCCCATTTATTGGGGTTTGGGGCGGTTTTTGGGGTGCCTCCGGTTTCGTCATGTCACCCTGACTTAATGTCAGGGGCTGACTTAATGTCAGGGGTGACATTTTGTCAGGGTCCCCAAAACACAGCACATGGTACTCATTCACGCCATGCGGCCCGGTACTGGAAGAGATGTCAATTTCCTTGAGGTCGTGTAGGCGGGCGATGCTTCGATACACCTGCCTCGAAGTCAGGCGCGCCTTGCGAGCCAGCGTCTCAACGCTCGGCCAGGCTTTGCCGTGTTCATTGGCAAAGTCAGCCAGGGCCAGCAGCACCAGCAGATCGCCCTCCTTGGCGGAGCTGTTTTCCCAAGCTCGGTTCATGGCTCGTATGCTCACGGCTCACCTCCAGGTGTAGCCCCAGCCGCTCGCGCCGCTGGCGGCGCGGCGTTTTTTGCAGGTCCGGCAGGCAACGCGGGCACAGCGGCTGGTGGCGTGCCCTGCCGCGTCCCAGACCCCTTTGCCGAACAATCCCCGCTCACCTCACCCATCAGGTTATTTCCATCCATCCGGTCATCCGACCCCCCCCCCTCCCGTCCGGCCACCACCACGGCCCCGGCACCCGCTTCCACCTGGACGAGTTGGCCAGGGCGTGCACCAACTCCGACCCTTTGAGAACCATCAATGTCTAACCCGTTGGAAATCAACGCCTGAGGGTTTGACTGCAAAGCAGAAGACCGCTCCACCTGGGCGGCCCCAGCATCGAACCACTCACGCAGCCTGGCCGCCGCCGCCGCATGATCCTCCGCCTCTTGGACAATTTCTTTCTCCCCAGTCTCACCCATCGCCAGAAGGTCCCGAGCGTGCTGCATCACTATTCCAGCGCCGATCGTCAGATCCCGGAAGCTCGCGCCGTCCTCCTTCGTCCGCGCCAGGCCGACCCAGCGGGAACCAGTAGATAGGAGAATGTCAGCAAACTCCTTATTAAATCGTGCTACCTTTTCGGCGCAGCGCTTGGCGAGCTCAGTCACGGTTCTTTTGTTCGCGTGCAGTTGAACGCTGATGGTATCAACAGGGTAACCAGCACCCAGCAGCATCAAAATGGCGTTGCGCTTGAACTCTAACTTGTCGGCAATTTTCCCAGAGTAGCGTTTCGCAATCTCCGGTTGCGGCAGGAGCATGGCCTCATCATCCTGCTCTGCAAAAAGCGCCGGCTGTTGTGAAGGGGATTTGGCCATAAAATCAACGCCCGAAATTCTCTTGGCTCGACCGCAGCAGCACGGCCTTGTCCAAATTGACCAGGTGCTGCTGTTGGTAAAAAAGAATCGCCGCCTCCGAGATGAACCATCCGGCGCTGTCACGTAGCACGGGACCGAGTTCGCCCGACTTGAAAGTTTCCCTGACCCATCGCTCTGACTTTGAAGGAAAGAAATGAACGAACACATCTGCTGTTGAAAAAAAACGCCCCGGCTTCTTTAGTGTTGGCTCGCTCATACAATTCAATCCGCACTCTGTTTGCCCGGATGCCGCAGCAGGAAGTCCTGTCCGTTTGCAAAAACCGGCGGCTGCCAATGCACCCGCACCGATCCGCACTCCGCGCACACGGCCGGCAAATAATCACGCTCGATCCGCTGCACCACATGGCCGCAATCGCGGCAGAAGAAATAACCATCCCGCGCGCAGAGTGCGAAGCTTGGCCTTTGGTGAATCTCGTGTTTCATTTTCCGTTCCGTAGTCGGCTGCTGGCTGCCGTCCACCCGATGCGGACGGCGAACCATTTGGTGAGTGTCCCCTCACGACAGGTAACTGATTTTATTATGTATTGACATAACTCGTTGATTATCAAATGAATTTAGATGGTAATAATGTATTGACAAAATGGGAAACTCTGTTAAATTTGAGTCGTAATATGAAATTACAAACCACCGGGGGTTTCCCGGAAGTGACGAAAACACAGACAAAATTATGAAAATTACTCACTCGTTCCGAAAGAATCACAAAATCCAGTCCGCCATTTCTGACGTGGAAAAAATCGCCGGAATGCGCGGCTCGCACGGCGCACGCCGCCGAAGCGGAGAACGATTGCTGGTTACAGCCGGTTCGCCAAACTTCGCCGAACTCGATTCGTATGAAGTTGGGAAAACCTTCTCCGCAAATTCTCACTGCTGGGAAGTAATCGAAAAAACACCGGCTGGAATCATAATCGAAAAAGACTTTAATCGTTCCGATATTACGTTGGCGCGGCGAACCGCTGCGTGCCGGAGATTGATGGTTGCCGGAAAACCGTTCGACGGAACGGCCTCCCTCGAAAAACTTCAAAAGATGGCGAATGCCACCACAAAAATGGCGGTCGAAAAATCTCAATGAACGCTCCAAAGCAAAATCAAATTGGCCGTCCTCCCCGTGATGGGGAGGCGGCAACTGGACAGATTCAGCTTCGCGTGACGATGGCTCGCAAAAACGCTTACGTCCGGGCCGCGAAGCCGAAAAAACTAACCGAATGGATTGTTGAAAACTTGGATAAAGCTTCAAGCTATGAGCTATAACTTCAAAGACTTTGACGCGCAGTTCCCTGACGACGCGGCCTGTCTGGACTTCATTTTCCGCGCTCGCTACGCGAACCACGTTTGCGAGTGCGGGAAGTCCGGTTGTTTCCACCGAATCACCACGCGACGCGCTTATTCGTGCGCGTGGTGCGGGGCGCAGATTTCGCCGACAACCGGAACGATTTTTCACAAGTCGGAAACCAGTTTGAAAACTTGGTTCTTTGCGATTTTCCTTTTCGCAAAATCCAAGAACAGAGTCGCGGCTAAAGAGTTGCAGCGGCAACTCGGAATCACCTACAAATGTGCGCACCGCATGGGGCACAAAATCCGCGAACTCATGGCCGCAGACGGCAACTTGTTCGCGGGCGTGGTCGAAGCCGACGAAACCTATATCGGGGGAAAACGTGCCGGACTTCGCGGGCGTGGGGCACTTGGAAAGACTCCGGTGATCGGCGTTGTCGAGCGGCGCGGCGGGGTGTGTGCGAAAGTCATGGACAGGGTAACGACCGCTGGCGCAATCAAACTCATTCGCGCAAACGTCCAGCCCGGAACAACGGTCAACACCGACGAATTTGGGATTTACAATTACGTGGGGAAACTTGGATTCACTCACAACGTCGTCAACCACGGGCGGAAAGAATACGTTCGCGGGCGAGTCCACACGAACACGATTGACGGATTCTGGTCGCAAGTGAAGCGCTCCCTTGACGGAACGCACCACAGCGTCAGCCCGAAATACTTGCAGAGCTACGTCAACGAGTTCGCTTGGCGTTACTCGCACCGTTTCGACGGGGAGCTTTTCGCCGCGCTGGTCGCAAAGACGGGTTTGATGCAACCCAAAGCAGCCGCAGAAACCGCGATTTAGTTTTACCCATGCGTTCATTTTATCATCATTCAAAAATTCCGTTACGTGTTGTCAAGGGACACTCGCCAACCATTTTGTCTGTGAGAAAGCTTGGGCTTGCGCCCAGGCTAGTTTGATTTTCCAAAAAGAACGCAAGGCCGCCCTTTAGCAGCCAGCAACCGACTTCTCTAAAACTGGTAAAATCATCCGGCGCCGCTGCGCTAGGCAGTTCGGGCAAATCCCGTGCGACACCTCGCCGTCGAACTTCTGGATGCACGGCTTGGTCCCGATCTGCTTCTGGCAAACGCAACACGCGACCAGCATCGTGCCGGTCAATTCAGCATCGTGGTTTTCAAGCGGATCACTCACGCTGCCACCTTCTCTTTCGCGGATTTGCTGAACTCGCGCCGGTCCAAATACTCAACCAACGCTTCGCGGGTAACATCGGCTTCGCTCAACATTCGGGTTTTGGCTTCACTCGAAACGCGACGCTTCAGCGGCTTCGGCAGCCGGATTGCAAGTTTAGTTTCGCTAACCATGTGCCGATTGTCTGTCATACGCCGCAGGTTGTCAACAATAAATCTTCAACTATTTTCAGTTGACAATAACAGGCGTTTGTAGGACATTTGCCGTGTGAAGACGAAATACCACTATGCGCGAAATGCAAATCCCACGGAAATTGCGTTTTGAAATTTTGAAACGCGACGGCTTCAGGTGTATTTACTGCGGGCGTCAGCCGCCCGACGTACGCTTGCACGTTGACCACAAGATCCCGGTGTACGATGGAGGGCCAACGCAACGTAATAACCTTGTGACCTCTTGCGAACAATGCAATGGGGGAAAGGCAAACATCCCTTTGAACGTAGCGGACAGCGGAAAGAAACAGATTTTTGATTTGCCGCACGTCACTCACCGCTCAAAGAAATTCTCTTGGAAGTGTGCCCGGTTTAGCATTTTCACGCGCAGCATTGCCACAGACGCTTCCTGGTATTTTCAATTCGAGTCCGGCGGCTCGCGCTACAAGCAAAGCCTGCACACGACAGATCCGATCGTGGCAGTCGAGCGCGCCAAGCTGCTACTTGAAGCCGATCTGAAACATCTCACTGATAAAATGCGCGCGGTGCTTAACGGCGGCGTAGTGACTGGTGGCTTCGGCGCCGGCGGTTGTTCGCGCATCGAGGACGTGCTGGCGTGGCTGGAGAAGCGGCCGCGGCCCTGCGCGAACGAAGCCAGCGCATTGAAACTCGTCCTGCGCAAACTCTTTTCAACCCCCGATAAATTGACTACGGCCGTCTTTTCCGCCGATCTCCCGCGCCGCTGGAAGCTCATGTACGAGGAGCTGTGCGCCGGCAAAACGCAAAACGACGCGAACCGCATCATGCGCTCCGCCAACAGCATCCTCCACCAGGCCAAAACGGTGTTCAGTGTCGAGCGCCTGTCTGACATGAAGGCGGCCGGGTTCGTCTTCCCGGAAATGAAAGTATTCTTCGACGAAGTGAAAGCGCGCCGCTTTAAGAAACTCCCCAAGAAAACTTTCGTGCCCGTCCCGCACACCGTTGTTGCCCGTACGCTGGCCGAATGGAAAAAACTGCCGCGCAACGAATTTCTGGGCGTCGGGCTGATGCTCTCGTGCGGCCTGCGCAAGAGCCAGGTCGCTCAGGTGCGTTGGGATTGGATTGGCGAGGAGGAACACCGGCCGGTCCTCACCGGCGCCGCTGAGGTAAAAAACCGCAAAGGCCGCGTGCACGTGTTCCCCATCACTCCCTTCTGGCGCGTCCTGCTGCGCCGCGCGAAGCAGGAGAAGTGGATTGGCGACAGCGCAGAGGCGAAGAAAGATTACGTCCTCACCGGCAACTCAACCGAGCGTTGCGACGAGGTGTTCCGCCGGATCTCCACCTGGATGCGCGGCCTTGGCTGGCAGATGCAAAAAACCAACCACGCCTTCCGCGATTACGCCGGCAGTCTGGTGGCCATGAAATACGGATTGGAAGCCGCCAAGGAATTTCTCGATCACAGCAGCGTGACCACCACGGAGAGCCACTACACATCATTCATCAAGAGTCACGCGACCCGCGGCCGCTCCTACATCAACTGGGCTTAACCAACCGCCTTCTTCAACTGCTCCGCCGTCGGCAGCGGGTCCGCCGTAAACGTCGCACCCCACTGATTCGACCGCTTGATTATGTCCAGCATCTTCGTGAGGCTGTCTGTGGCAATCTCAAGCTGGTTGCCGTCCAGCGCCTTTGCATGTTCGCCCAGCGCCTTCGCCGCCGCCAGCAGCGTGTCGCCGATGCCCACCACACCCGCCACATTAGTCGGCGACCCCTGCGGGACGCTGAACCGCTTGCCATTCAGCGCGTAGGGATTACGCAACTTGATCCAGCGGTCCGCCGCCGGCGGATAACTCATCGGCTGCCAGTGCTTGCCGCTGTCCTCGTGGTACGCCATCGCCACGATGCCATACCGCGCCGCCGGCTTGGGCGACACCAGTTTGCCCTCCGCGCCCCACCACAGCGTCTCGGCCCACCCCGTAAAAAGTTCCTGCAACAGTTCGTTCGACGGCGAACCCAGCCTCATGCACGGGTCCATCGGCGTGTACTCGCGCCGTTGATTGAAAAGCCCCTCCATGCAAAAAAATGTCCGCGCCTGATCGGCGGCCAGCACCTTCGCCAGCTTCGCGTTGAAATCGCGCAGACACTGCGGCAGTTGCGCGTACGGCTTCACAATCCCCACCGTGCCCAGCCCTTTCACCTCCATGCCCTGCATGATGAACTCCGGCCACTGCCCGTCCACGCTGAACAAATCCTCGCCCAGCTCGAGGACGTCCTTTTGCTCCTCCTCCACCAGAAACTCCGTGTCCTGCTTGAAACTCCCCAGGTCATACGCCAGTTGATCCAGCCGCGGCGTGCCGATGTGTTCCCCCTTCCATTTCCAGGTTTCCATGTCGCCGCGGTTCATGCCGTTGGCCAGCTTCACAAATGCCGTCTTGCGTGGCAGCAATTCCGCCGTCAGCGCGTCAATACCCTTCGCGACCTTCGCCTCCGACAGCCGCATCCCTTTCCGCTTGCACCAGTCCCTGAATCCCAGCCGGTCCAGCTCCACCTGCTCGGCCAGTTTCGCCCCCCAAACCCGCTTGCCTTGCTTCGCCAGCCGCAACTGCCAGTCGCTGTGAAACAAATCCATAAAAACAAACAAATCAATTTCATCCTCTAGCGCCTGCGGGTCATTGCACCGTTCCAACTCAGGGAACCCCTCGCCCAGGCGCGTCTGTTTCTGCGACGGAAACCCCGATTGCCAGGGCGTATAATATAGGTTGCGCCCGAAGGCTGGTGCGATGCGCCGCGCGAACCCATGGAACAATCCACTGTCTATCCACAACACCGTCTTCGATTTCAGGTCCATACTCATTGCTTATACAAAGCCCCCGGCCGACTCTGGACTGTGGGCTTCGGACTTTGTTTCAGATACGGCACCACCATCTTCACCAGCCGCCCCGTCTCGGCCGCGTCCAGCTTGCCGCCCTTATATGCGCGTTTAATCTTTTCCAGCAGCACCGGCGACTCGCCGCCGCTCTCGTTCAGCGTCGTGCAACTGGCCAGTTGCACTTTCTCCTGCTCACTGGCCAGGTCCCACACCCGCATGGCCTGCTCCACGCTCATCTTGCTCACCTGATATTCCAGCGGTGTCCAGGTCACCCGTTTCGCCAGCACCGTTTGCGCCGCCCTGGTGGTCGCACCGGCCCCGCGCAATCGTTCCACCAGCACGCCCTCGTCGTTGATCTTGCCCGTGCGCAGATCCTTCACCAGTTGCGCCGTCAGTTGCGAGCGTTGCGCCTGGTCGGGCGTGCGCGCCCCTTGCGGCATCATATCCTGCATGATGTCCGCCGCCAGGCTCTCCGCCGGCGTCATCGCGCTTTGCCTCGACGCCGGCATGAATCCAAAGAACGCGGCGGTACGCTGTTCCAGCGGCGTGCCGCTCTCCGCCATCTTCGCCATGCCTGTCAGGAAAAACGGCTTGCCCTGCGCGCCCATAAACTTCGCGTCCGCCCAAATCTTTTGCGCCATGTTCTCATCCGCCGTGCGGATCTGCGTGTTGTAAAAATCCCGGTTGTTCCACAAGTCAACCAGGCTGGAGAGAAACGGATTCAAGCTGTGTCCGAACGCCACGAGCGGATGCCGGCCGTAGGCGATCACGTCCTTCATATAAGTGGGCAGGCTTATCCGCACGTCGTTGCCCATGGCATCCTTCCGGCCCGTGCGCGGCATGTAATAATCGCGCCACTCTTGCGGTGTCTGCCCCGTCATCAGAAAATTCAGCATCGCGCCCGCCAGCCCTACGCCAATCGGCAGCGCCAGCATGTACGCCGTGCGGTGGCTGAGGCCAGTCCAACGGCCATGCCCCGCGTCCCAGCCCAGCTTGCCCAGGTCCAGCGCGCCGCCGCCCAGCTCCTGGTACTTGCCCAGCTGCCAGCCAAATGCCCGGAACGATAGCAGCGCCGCGTCCTTGGCCGTCTTGTTGATGAAGCGATTATCATACGCCATCTGCCCCATGCGATTGTCTATGCTATCGCTCACCCGACGCGCCACCGCCCGCAGCGCTTCCGGGCTTTGGGGATTCTCCGTTATCATGTCGTGCCCCAGCATTTCCATCGCCGCGCCCGCCTTCTGCCACGGCACAAAGTATTCCATTACCGGCCGCATCGCCTGTTCGATCACCGCCCAGGGCAGGTTCGCCAGCGCCTTGCCCGTCTCGGTGAACGCGTAAGCCTTTTGCAACCCCGGCTCCTTCAGTTGCGTCCACGCCTGGGACAATGCCCGCAGCGATCGCCGCGTGAACTGCGTGCGCCAGAACGGGTCCTGGCTGAACCTGAACCCGCCCGCTTCCAGATTCTTCACCGCCTCGGCGTACAGTCCGCCCACGCTGCCCGGCTGCAACGATTCTTTCCGCAGCAGATAGCCTCGGTACAGATTGGAGAGCGGTGCCAGCGGCGCGCTGGCCACCGCCCTGCCCGCCAGTTTGATATAACCTTTGGAAGCATCGCGGGCCGCCAGCGCCATCTTGTTCAGCGGCGCTTCGCCCGTCACAAACCCCAGGTGAAACCCGCCCACTAATTGGATCCCGTTCAGCAGATTGCTCGCCTCGCGGAACCCGCGGAACATGGCAAACCGTTGCAGGCCCGGCCGCAAATAATTGTCCACCACATACACCGCGCCCTCCGGCATAATCCAATCACCCAGCCGCACAAAGCCCGGCAGCTTCTTCTGCGCCTCAGCCGAGCCAAGGCGGAGGCTCGGCTTGACGTCGTTGATCCACGCGAGCTCCTTGTGCGCGGAGAGAAAACTTTCCAGCGCTCCTTTCACGGCCGGCGCCACCTGCGCCATTCGCTCCGGCGCGTGCATGTAGGCCTGCAGCGCCACCGCCATCTTCTCCGGCATCGAGCGCACCTCGCGCTTGAAAGATTCGCTGGCGGTCTGGCCCTCAAACCGCAGGTCCGCCAGCGCCCGCAACTGGTTCTCCATGCCCTTCGTCGCGTTAAGCCGCTCGCGGAAGTCCGCGTAGCGATTATCCAGCGCGTGGCCCAGCTCGTGAAAGAGAACGAACTCCGGCCCGGCAAACTTGGTCACGATCCGCTCCGTGCCCGGCGTGCCCGGCCGGTCCTTTTCAAAGCCCCACCGTTTGCCGCCGATCGCCACCAGGCGCTTGTGCGGTATGCCCATGCCCTCCATGCCCTCCAACATCCGCTCGCGCATATCGGCGTCAAAGGCTTCTTTCAGCGTCACGACTGGCTGGCCCCATGAACGGAATGCCGGATCTTGAGAGGTCGCCCAGCCTTCCGGCATTGGGCGGCTGTAAAACTTGTGTTTGTAAAAACCAGCGCCCTTCATTATTTCGACAAACTTCACGCCTAGGATGAACCGCTCCACCTCGCGCCGTTTCAGCATCCACAAATCCACCGGATTGTCGTGCAAAGGTTTCAGTCCCGCCGCCAGCGCCTCGGTAAAAAGTTTGTACGTGCGCTGCTTGAGAAACGCCTTGCTCCCCTCCAGCGGCTGTTTGGCCAGGAACTGCGCGATTACGTGGCGCGCCTTGTCCGGCCGGTCCCAGATATGGGGAAAGTAATTCTCGTACCACGTCTTGAGCGCGCCCTTGCCCAGCGCATGCACGCGGTCCAGCATCACCTCGTTCTGGCTCCTGAACTCCGCCGCCAGCGTCGCCTCCTGCGGGCCCAATGTCCGCGCCGTTCCGCCTTCATACGCGTCAACAAAAGCCAGGTTGCGCGGCAATGGCAGACCCGGATTATACTTCCAGCCCTTAGGCAGTGGTGTCCGGTCAAAGTCATTGCGGAATGGACGCAGCGCCTTGTCTGCCCGCGCCAGTTCGTTGGCCATCTGCGCGCCCAACTGGCGGAGGACATCCGCCGCGAACCTTGCCGGCCCGCTCAACGACTGCGGCGCCGCCGCCGCACGAAACGTCTGCAGATCCTTGATCAACCCTTCTGCGGCCGCCGGCCCTTGCGCCACCAGCTCCTTCGCTGGCATTTCTGCTTTCTGCTTTCTGCTTTCTGCTTTGTCCCCCCCCGCCATCCCATGCTCCGCTTCTCCGGTAGGGCGGCGCTGCTGCGCCGCCGGCGTCCATAAATCCCCCGGCGCCGCAAACATATCCTTCTGTCCCAAATCCCCCGCCGTTCCCTTCAGCTTGGCCGCCGCCTGCTGCTCCATCCGCTGCCGTTTGGCCAGCGCCTCGGCCTCAGCCTCCGCTTGTGCCCGCCTTTCGCGCTGCTGGTCCATGTTCTCCGGCGGCTCCAGCGCAAAAGGCTCGTCCGCGTCCATCCCGTGAATCGCCTCGGCCTCCGCCCCCCGTTCAAACTCGCTCACGTCCAGGTCCTCGCCGCTCTGGATGTTCCGCAGCGTCCGCAGCTTGCGGTCCGCCACCGCCATCCGCCGCCGGTCGCTGTAACTCTCCCGGTTCGTCCACACGTGAAAGTCCGCCGGGCTGGCCGTGTTGCGCCGGCTCACGCGCCCCAGCATCTGGTCGAACACATCCGCCGCAAAGTTCAGCGTGGCCGCATGCGCCACCCGCGGCTGGTTCCCAATCTGGTCATCCATGTCCAGTCCCGCTCCGCCGCTCCGCGGTGTGGCCAGCAGCACCTTCGCCTCGCCGCGTTGGAACAGCGCCGCCGCGCGCCCCTTCTCCTCCGGACTGTCCTCAAAAACTTTTGCGTAGCGTATCCCTCGCCGGTCCAGCTCGCGCGCCAGCTCGCCCAGGATCCCGGGCACCATCTTGCCCGCTCCCTTGATCATCGTCGGCCGGTACCCCTCGCCGTACACAATCACGTGCTTGCCCCGCGCCAGGTCCTCCATCACGGCTTCCAAAATCCAGGGCAGCTTTTGGATCTCCGCCCAGCGCGATAGTTCCAGCGTCTTCTGCCCGCTCAGGTTGCGCCGGTACATCGGGCTTTTCGCCGCGTGTATCTGCGCGTCCCAATACTTCTCGATTGCTGCCTGCTCCTTGAGCTGGTCCGCGCTGAACCCCGGCGCGTCGCGCATGGCCGCGCGCCCGAAGAACGGAAATTCCCGGCGCAAAAACTGGCCCGCCTTCACCGCCACATTCCGCAGCCGCTTGATGTTGTCCGTCACGGCGTGCCAGCTCATGTCCTTGTCCAGCACGGCATACTCGCGCGTCTGGCCCTCCGTCAACCGTTCCTCGAAATGGTACCCCAAATCCTTGGCCACCTGCTCGCGCGAGCGGCCGGTCAGTTCCGCCAGGAAATAAGCCGCGTGAGTGGGGCTGTCCATCGGGGTGGCGGTCGCAAACACCTTGTGCCGCGCCCGGATCAGCTCGCTGTAAACCTGCCGGTTGCTCCCCTTGCGTTTCAGATTATGCGCCTCGTCAAAAATAGCCACTCCATATTCGCCCTTGGGCACCTTCCCGCGCGAGAGGTCGTCGTAGGTGATAAATTCCGTGCCCTGGCTGGGGATCCCAAATTGAACCTGATCGGCGCGGAAACGGTTCTCAATGATCGGCCGGCTTTGGGTTACGATGAGGCTGGGCAGTTTCGTCTTGAGGTGCATCTGATGGGCCACGGCCAGTTCCGTGCCCGTCTTGCCCACGCCAGTGCCGTCCCCCAGGAGATAGGCGGCCTTGCCCGCTTCAAACGCCGTCAGGGCGGAGTTGAGGGCGTAGCGTTGCGTCTCGTCAATGCCGGCGCCGCGCGGCCCCGTATATTCGCCACTGCGGACAATCGGTCTTGGCGTTGGTAAATCTCCTTCGTCAACCACTCTAAGTCCCGGTCGTCGTGGACGGCCTGCTCCTCCCACTGTTCCAGAAAGCTCCGGTCCGCCTCCAGCGGCTGCCGGCCCGCCAATGAATCGTCCGCTGCTGTCATAACTTTCAATCTCCTCGCGCGGTGTCATCCGCGCTTTGAGGTGTGCGGCCTCGGTAAACTCGCGCACCTGGTTGTATGCTGCATGATAATACGGCTGGTATTCCCCGTCAAGCGCAGCATTCATCGCTTGAGCGTAACTGGCAAAATCCGTTTTGCCGCCCTTGATGATGTTCCCCGCCACCGCCGTCAGGTGCCGCAGTATGGTCGCGTCAAACCCTTGTGGCACAGGCCTCTGGCCTGTGTTCATCCCCGGCAGTTCCCCGCCTGCCTCCATCCCATGCTCCGCTTGTACGCCTGCCACCGCCAGCACTTGGTTTTGGTACGCCGGCCCCAGCCGCGCGCCTTCTTCGGTGGGGATCACATGCTTGCGGCCGTTCTTGCCCTGGTGGATCTCCGCCAGCACCATGTCCCCACTCATTACGGCCGTCGGCGTCACCCTCAAGCTCTGGTTAAACGCCTCAAAATCCGCCGCCTCTTGCGCCGCGGCTGTCGCCTCGCGGTCAATCGCTTTCGCGGCGCTGGCTTCATCCCAAGCCCGGTCAATCAATTCCCCTTCACTCTCCGGCACACCGCCTTCCGGCGCGCGGCCCTCCTCGCCGGCCTGCATGATGCCCTGCAAAATCAGATCCGCCTTGGGCTGGCCCGCGCCAAACGTTCGCTGGTAAGCCTTGCGCAAGCGGCGGTACTCGCCCGCGTTGCCATCGTCGCGCGCCGCGGCTATCTGCTCCAGCACATAAGCCAGCGTGTCATGCGCCCCGCCGGCGTCAAACTGCGCCACCACCTGCGCGGCCGTGGCCCCCTTGCGCATAACGGCCAGCGACTGATCCAGGTCCGGCCCCGTCAACCCGCCCGCTTCCCGCACCGCATCCGTGAGCGTATAAACATCCTCCAGGGGCTGGGCCGGCACTGGCTCCACCGTGTCCGCCTTGGGCGGTTTCCAGGTTTCCGCTTTCTGCTTTCCAATTTCTGCTTTTGCTTCCGGTGGCTGGCTCGCTTTGACCACCGCATCCCTGGCCGCCTTGATTCTCGCCTGCTCCTCTGCCGATAGCACCTCCTGCTCGCGCGGGCCTTGGAGCACCGGCGCGGCGGCCGCCAGTTTCGCCTGGGCGGCCTTGCCCTTGAGCGTCGCCAGCGCCGCCAGCGCATCCGAATCGCTGAAAATCTCCACCGGCGGAGCGCCGGCCTCCGGCTCGGGAACCGCGTGAGGAGTCTCGCCCTTTACGCGGCCAATCGGCGTCGTCAAATCCCCAATCGGCTTGTTGAGTTCCGCCAGGTGCGCCTCATGCTGCCGTTGCGCTTCCGCCTGGGTTTGAGCAATCAATTCTTCTGCGGCCGGTTGTGCTGGGATTTCTGCTTTCTCAATTTCTGCTTTCTGCTTTGGGCTTTCCGCCTTTTCCGCCGCCGCTTCCGCCTTCGCCTGCGCCTTTTCCACATCCGCCGCCGATGGTGGTTTTACCGTTTCCGGCGCTGGTTTGCCCAAAACTTGCTCCACAACTGCGGCAGGCGCGGCTTTCGGAGCCTCCGGCTGTACGGATGGTGGGGCTGTTTCGGCTCGTTCAATGTTCGGCGTTTCCTCTGGCGCTTTCACTTTTCCTTTGCCTGCCAGCAGCGGCACCCCCAGCATGGCCATCGTCGTGCCCGCCTCAATCAGCGCCTGGTCGCCCGCCTCGTAATCACCCGCGTCGTAATGCCCCGCCGCCGTGCCCAGGTTCTCCGGTATGCTCAGTCCCATCTGCGCGACAAAGGCCCGGCTAATTACCGGCCCCACATTCGGCCCAAACATCGCCACGCCTTCCGGCGAGAGATACCCCTCGCCAATGCCCGCCGCCACGTTCTGCCCCGCCTGGATGGCCGCCACCGCCCGCTTGCCCGCCTTGGGGAAAAGTTGGTGCACATCCTCCGGGGTCATCTTGGGCAGTTCCACCGGCTTGCCCATGTACAGCGGTTCCACTCCTGCCTGGCGCAGTTCCGCATCCCGTTGCGCGGTCAACGCCGGGACATTCTCCGGTCGCGATTCACCGGCCATTTCCAGTATCCGGTTCCACTTGTCACTTACCGCCTGGGCGTTGGCCGCAATGTCGCGCGGACTCAAGTCCGCTGCTTTGGCCCGGGCCTGGGCTGTCTTTACCGTGTCCAGGTTTTGCTTCTGTTCGTCCGTCTGGTCAAACAGCGCGGGAAAGAATTGCTTGAAAGCTGAAGTGCGCGGCGGCTCCTTGGCCCACACCGGCGGCGGCTTGAAAGTCTCTTTTGAATCCAACGACGGTGGCGTGAAGGCCGGTCCCGATTCAGTATCGGGATCCTCTATCGTATCCAAAGCTGGTGGTGCAAAAGGCATTTCATTTGGCCTGCCAGTTCGCGGCGTCGTTGGGATCTCCGCCCAGGTATTTCATGCCGGAATAAATCGAGCCTATGGCATACCCGCCCTGCGCCGCCTTGGTAGCGGCGGCGCCCCCGCCGCCGTTCCCTCCGCCGCCCCCCACAGCCCTCTTCAAAATCCCCGCCCATTCATCATCGCTGCGCGGCACCGGCTTCCAGCCATCCTGCGGCCCGGTCCGGAAAAACTTCTTGTCCGTGCTGTATTGCACATCTTCACCGCCCGCGCGCTGTTCGGATAGCGGCAGCGCCTTCCAAATGCTGTTCGGTCCTTCCTGGAACATCTTCACCCCGTTGATGCTTTTCACCGTCGGCTCCCAGTCCGCCGGGATCTTCGCCTTATCCGTAATCGGCCGCATCGAGGACGTCCCCGGCTCCCACCACGCCTTTTCTCCGGTGACCTCATCCCGTATTACACGCGGTTCCTGTTTGGGCTGCGTCAGCATCCCCTTGAGCGCCTCACCAAACATCGCCCCGCCTTCCGGGCCGTTCACCGCCTCCGGATTCTGGTTCAGGCTTTCCAGCATCGCGCGGCTGCCGGGGCTGGCATTCAACTCCGGCGCGGCCATCACCGGGTTCCTCAACGGCCCCCGGCCCAGGTCCAGCGTGCCGGGCAAATCCGGTTGCGGCTGTGTCCGTTGCAGCAAACTCGCCAGCACCCCCTTGATCGCCGCCTGCGCCCGCTGCCCCTTTTGATATTGCTCCTGCTTCTGCCGGTACTGTTCCTGTCCCTGTTTGAACTCGTTGGCCATGATGCTGCCCTTGATCTGGCCCAGGCTCATCTTGTCCACCTGTTCCGTGGGCAACCCCATGGCCAGCGCCACCTGCCGGTAACCCTTCAGCTCGTCCCGGCGGCGTCCGTAATCCTCGATGGCCTCGGATATCGCCTGCCCGCCACTGTTGATCCCCTGCGCCAGCAGTTCCCCGGCTCTGTTTTGTATTCCCGGCGCGTATGGCATTTTAAACCTCGTCTTTCATTTTTAAATTTCTGCTTTCCTCATTTCTGCTTTCCGTTTTCGTCGTGATGATCCCAAAAACACACCTCTTCCAACTCCGCGCTGACGCTCCTTACCAGCTCCCACCCGCCGCAAATCAGACTAATCGCCCGGCACATTTCCAAGCCGCAGCTACGGTGAGTATCCGCCCACCGCTTCTGCCACTCCTCCGCCTCATCATCCTTTTCCCAGCGCACGCTGTCGGCGTACTGATTGGCAATCAACACCGTCAACAGGCGCAGCGCCGCGATATTCCGCAAATAAAACGGATGCGAGAGCACGATCACCCCCTGTGCAAACGCCGCCACGATCTGTTCCCGATCCTTCGCCGTCGGTATCCGTAGCGGCGGCGCCCCGCCGCCGGTTTCCCCTGATAGCGGCGGCGCCCCGCCGCCGTTCCCCGCCCCCTGTTCCGCCGTTCCTATTCCATCCACGATGTCATCAATCGCGTGCACCCAGCCTTGGAAGATGATAAAAAACTCCATCGCCTCGGGTTGCCCCTTGCACATCCGCCGGATCATCTCCCCGTCAATGATATGTTTGTGTGCTTCCGCCATATTTCTGCTTTTGCTTACAACGACATCCCTCCACCGCCCCCGCCGCCGCTTCCGTATGCGCTGGCCGGCATGTCAATCACCTTCGGTCCGCTGCTGCTGCTGCCGCCCAGCAACTGCTGCAATATCCCCAGCCCCTGTCCGCCGCCACCGCCGCCCGCATCGCCGCCCAAGGTCGAGCTGCCGCGCCGGGCTTGCGCCCAGGGATCCGTCGTCGGGCTGCTGTTAGCCGTCGGGTTTTGCAGCATGGCCATCAGCGCCTGCGCCACCGCCGCCGTCAAAGGGTCCCCGCTATCCGGTGTTATCCCAAAGTTAAATGCCATGGTAATTTCTGCTTTCTGCTTTCTTAATTTCCGCTTTTACATGCTCGTCAGGCTCGCCCCCATCTTACCCATCGTGCTAAACTGCGCCCCCTCGCTGGCGGCCGTGTTATTGGCGCTGGCAATGCTCGCCGCGCTGTTGGCATTGAAAACTGTATTGAACATATCGTACAGGTCGCTGGAGCTTACAAGATCCTGGCTGCTGGCTGCTCCCGCCCCCGTCGCCGTGAGCGTCTGCGCCTGTTGCGGCGCGCTGCTGCTGCCACCCAATATCTCCAGCGCCGGGTTGGTGTACATGCTGTTGTTCAGGTTGGCCACACTGCCCGCCTCGCTCTCGCGCTGGCCCAGCAAAGTCTGCCCGCCGCCGTACAGTTGCATGGCCTCGTCCAGTTGTGCCGGCCCGCTCGTGCCCAGCCCGCGGTTCGCCCAGTTGGTCCGCACCCCGCTCGTGATCCGCGAGGTCGAGTCCGGATCCAGTTGCGTGCCCAGTGCGAGCTGGCCGGTCGCCGTCTTCGTCAAACTGTCCATCAGCGTGCTCTGGCCCGGATTCAGCGCCCGTATGCCGCTGACCGCTCCCGGCCCCATGTTCGTCACATCCCCCACATTAGCCGTGCGCAGCGCCGTGTTCGCCGCCGTCTGCGCGCCCGTAATGGCCGGCACCACGTCCTGGCTGTACATGCTCAGATATCCCGGCCGGCCGTTCACGCCCAGCAATTCGTTGAACATCCCCTGCAAATCCAGCGCCGTAAACCCCGGCTGATTTTGCTGTTCAATGCCCAGCAGTTGTGGAAAACCCTTCCCATACGCATCCAACATTTGCTGGTACGCCGGCGTTTGCTGGCTATATGGCACGCTTACATCTTCCCCGCCTAAATCACACATAAATTTGTCTCCTGCCGTTCCTTGTGTCACCACGCGTACATCTTCACCTGCCAGTGGCCGTTGTTAATAATGCAGTCGGCCCCGGTCGTCTTGGAGCGCAGCACAATCGTCCCGCTGGTGTCCCGCGTAAACCACACATTGACTGCGTTGGCGCCATAACTGCCGGTGCCAATCGTCTCTTCATCCCCCGCCGCATACCCATACTCGCCCGTGGTGCATACCAGCACCGCCCGGCACTGCGGCACGTAGGGGAACCCATGCGCCTGATTCAAAATCGTTCCACTGCCCGACACCGCCACCTGCGTGCTCGTAAACAGAGGTTGGCCCGCCAAAGTCAGTCCCGGCCCGCTCAGGTTCCCATTCGTCACCGTGGCCACCGCAAACTGCGGTCCCAGCAGCAGGTTCTGCCCCGGCACATTCGTCAGTCCACCGCTCGGCTGGCCCCACGCCAGTGCATTGGCGCTCAACCCCAGCTTGCTGGGTTGTATGCCCGCATTAGCCTTTATGTTCACATCACTTACGCTGTTCGCCCGCAGCGTCAGCCAGTTGATGTATATGCTCCCCGTCGTGTCATTCGTGTTGGCCACCGTGTTCGTGCTCATGGCAAAATAATTCTGGTCTATGTTCAGCCAGAACGTCCCGTTGCTCGTCATGATGCCGCCCACTCCCGCCGCCAGCACCTGCAACTGCCGCGGGTTGTTCGCGTTCCACCCCATCGTTATCCCGTCCGGCAGCCCGTCGCAGAGCTGGTTGCCGCACACGCTGCCCGGCGTCAGCGATATGCTGTTGGAGCCGCCCCCCAGGCCCACCGTGCCGTGAATCGTCACCGTCGGCTGGCCCAGCAGGTTCAGCAGATCGTACGTCGGCGCCACCGCCCCCTCCACCGGAAACTGGTAGCCCGGCGTCACCACCGCCGTTAAATCGGCGCGCAGCGCCAAAGTGGAAAGCAGAAAGCAGAAAGCGCAAGCAAAAGTAGAAAGTAGAAATTTGGAAAGTCGAAATTGGAGTCCCCATTTCTGCTGTCCCCTGCTTTTGTTTTGCGTTTTCATAATTTCTGCTTTCCCAATTTCTGCTTTACACCACGCGCGTCCCCGCCCTCGGTCCCCTCACTCCCTCCAGTTCCACGCTCACCAGCCGGCAGCTCCCCGTCTTGTTTTCAATCAGCAACTGCACGCCCCAGTCATCCACCCGCAGCCGCACTGTTTCCGGTATGTTCTGGTGCACATTGGGCACCCCGCCAATCAGTTCGCCCGGCCCCGCCAGACTGTAATCCGCCCGGTTCGGCGTGTTGAACGCCGGCCGCTGCGTGGCCGGGTCATACACCGCCCCCGACCCGTCCAGATACTGTGTCCGGTCATAAACCAAATCCGTCAGCAGCGGTTGCCGTTCGTTGTAGCCGGGACTCACCGCCGTCACCGTCAGCGTCGGCCCGTTCGTGTCCCAGACGACGAGGCCCTTGAGCCATTTCTTGCGGCCCTTGTCCGCCCCGCCATAAATCCGGGTTGTCAGGCTGTCGGCTATTGGTATGTTGCCCACGTCCAGCCAGCCGTCCCCCAGCCAGTTCACCTGCCCGGCATAATCCACAAACGAGAGCCGGCTTTCGCCGTACACATCGCACCGCGCCCAACCGGCCACCTGCAATGCCGCGCCCTGCCACACCCCTTCCCAGCCAAAAATATCCTTCTGCGGCTCGCTGTTCAAATAATTCAGCACCAATACCATGCTATTTCTGCTTTCTACTTTCCCAGTTCCTGCTTTCCCGGCCTGCCCCCTCTTCGGCACCGCCAAAAACAGCCGGTTATTCCACGTCTCCACCACCGCCTGCCCCGCGTTCGGCCAGTCAATCAAATCAATGTATTTCTTCAGGTCAAAACTGATCGGCTTTTCCACCGGCAAAATCACCCCAAACGCCGAGAGCATCACGCAATCCAGCCCGCGCCGGGAGAGAAACGTGAGCCGGTTGCCCCATTGCCGCACGCTTAACGCCGCCTTGCAGCCGTACTCCAGCGTCACGCTCCGCAGCGCCCATTGCGCCGCCCCTTCCGCAAAATTGTACAGCGCCAGAATGCTGTCGCTTTTCAGAAACACCAGGCAGTCCGCCGCCTGGAACGTGCTTACCGCCACCACCCCGCCACTCTCCCCCAGTTGCGCCGTCAAGCTCGCCTGAAACGGCGTGTAATGCAGCGGATCGTTCGGGTCGCTTATGCAAATGTTGTTCGCCCCGTTCACCAAAACGAGCTGGTTCGTTTCCGTGTAGAAACCCTCGTGCGCCGGCGGCATGGGCAAACTGCTCGCCCCGCCCTTCACCAGATACGCCAGGTGCTCGCCGTTGTTGCTTATCACCTGCAACCCCACCTCGCTCCCATTGGCCGCCAGCATCGCGTTTACCTGCGTGTCGTACAGTTCCAGCTGATGATCATTCAGCGGGTACGCGTACCACGTGCCATTGGCCGGCGTATGGCCCGCTGGCATCCCCGCCAGCACCACCTCGTCCCCCGGCACCAGCCGATGGTTCGGCACCGTAAAAATGGCAAACGTGATGCTCGTGTTCGTCACCTGCAAATTTACCGGCACGGGTAGAAAGCCCACGTCCCACAACGTGTTGCCTATCGCATTGGGCTGCGCCAGCAGTGGCGGCGCGCCGTTGCCATAAAACCCCGGCTGCGTCGCCTGCCGTTCCAGGTAAAACCGCCCCACCGCCCCCGTAAAATCCAATGGCAGCGTCAATCCGCTGTCCCGGTAAAGCCCCACCACATTATTGGCCTCCACCTTCACAAAATAGAGTGTGTTCAACGCCACCCCCAGCGCTCCGCCCGTGAACGTGCTGTTCGCGTCCCCCCCTATCAGCACCGCGTCCCCGTTGGCCCATGCCTGCGGCGCGTTCAATCGTATCCGGTTGGCTGCCACCACCGCCGCCGCGCCAAAATAATGCCGTTCATTGCCCCAGCGCAGCAGCACCAATCCGTTGTTGCACGGCACCAATCGCGCCGTGTCCCACACATCGTTGCCATTCAGCGGCACCTCCTTGGGCCCGTTGCCGCTCATGATCAGCCACACCCGGCCCCGCCCGCCATCACTCGCGCCCCCCGCCCCGCCCGCTCCGCCCTCCTCACCCAGCCCTTCCCCTCCTTCGCCGCCCAAGCCATTGCCCCCTTCAGCCCCCAGCCCCGGTAGCGTCGGCGCCTCGCCGACAACAGCGGCCGCCGTGCGCCATTCATCCGTCACCAGCACCGTCACCTCAAACCCATTCGGATCGCTGTACCTTGCGTAGGCACAAACATTGAAGTCCCCTGAGACGTGATCGCGCAGCGATTTTACGTCCCCCCACGGCTCCCGTTCCACGTCCAATCGCGGCCACGCCCGCCCGTCCTCAAACCTTTTGTTCACCGCATCCGCGCACACCCCCGGCTCCAGCGCGTGCGCCGGCGTCCGCGTGTTCACGCGATAAAACGCCGGGTCCCCGTCCACCACCACCGCCCCCGCCTGTGCCGTTGTTGTCATAAAGCAAAAGTAGAAAGCAGAAAGCAGAAAACAGAAATAAACCGGCCGGCCACTGCCCCATTTCTGCTGT